TAGTGAATAATTTTTTCTAAATCTTCTATGCCTTTTTTATTCAAGTATCTACAAACGTACTTCACAACGTTCCCTTGAAAAAAGGAAAGATTATTTTTAGAGATAAACTCATATGGTTGAATGTGAAAAGATTTATAATGGTTTCCACCTACCTGCCTTGATTGTGGAAATGCTTTCTCTATGTCATCTTGTGTTGTCATATTAATGGTGCTCCTATGTTATATTGATATTCATAACCTTGACTCATTATGAATAAGTTTTCTTTTGCTCTTGTTATACCTACAAAAAATGTTCGATGTTCTGGATCTGCATCTTTTTGTGCTGAATCATAAATAATTCTTTCTAGATCAGTAAATAAAACAACATTGTCTGCTTCTTCACCTTTAACACTATGTATTGTAGATAATTTTATTCTCGCAGGTTTCATTAAATCGTCTCCATTGTTTAGAATCGTTTTAATGTAATCCTTACTTGTCTCTGGAAAATTTAATGTTTCCCAGCTACCCGTCGCTAGTAATCCGTGTTGTTCTCTCAATTCATCTAAAGTAATTGAAGTAATAGTATTTAATGTTTTTCCGCCTGCATAACCTCTAACAACATGACCACCTTTAACAGTAAAATACTTCCATAGTTTTTCTACTTCTTGTTTATCAACTGATGCACCTTTGTTTAACCTTATCCAGGCTCTATATGCTGTTAACATATCTTCAGGTAACAAGTCGTGTTGTTTGGCATCAAATCTTAAATTTAATCTATATAAATGATCCTTCAATGCAGATAACATTTTATTTGTTCTTGTTAGAATAAACCAAGTTTTTTCTTTAAAATCTAATTCATAAAAATCTTTATCAGTAAATATTTCTCCTTCTGCATCTCTAGGTTCCCATTCCTTCTCTAATCTTTGAGACATATAAGGAAAGATAGACTCTGCTAGTTTATGTATTTTTTTAGGAACTCTTCTTGATTGTATCTGTGGATCTACTGTACCTTTTAAATTAATGAAGATACTAGGGTCAGCACCTTGGAACGTATAAATAGTTTGATCATCGTCCCCTGCAACGTATGATCTTTCACATTTAGATTCAATATAAAAGAACATATCCCATTGCAAAGGACTTAGATCTTGTGCTTCATCGAGGAAGACAATATTAAGTGGTGGACATTTATCTTCCTCGACAAACTTGGAAATCATATCAGAGTATTCAACCATACCTGTAGTTTTTTTATATGTTTTTAAATCTTGTTCTATTTGTTCTGTAAGCCATATATCGGTGCTATAATGTAACTCCAATTCTATAGCTGCATCTTGTAAAGACAGTTTTTTATTTCTAGCAAATTCAATAATTTTCATATGTGAGTTTTTATATTGAGGATGGCCTGAGTCATTAATATAAGTTTCAAAAGACAAGTCAGAACAATAGGTAGAAAAATTTTTAAAACCTTTCCATTTATCATTTTTTAAAAGTTGTTGTTTTGGATTAATACCTAAAGACTGAGAACCAAAAGAATGCATTGTGCTTACGTGTACCTTATCATTTGTAATTCTTTTCTTTGCTTCATTAGCAGCTGCATTACTAAAGGCTATGTAAATAATTTTATCTGCCTCTGTTGTCTTTAATTCTTTTTCAAGATGATACATCAGTCGATGTGTTTTTCCTGTACCAGGAGGCCCGGGTATAATAGTTCTATGCAAAAGGTGGCTCCTTCATATTATCTTTTCTTACAATAGGCTTCTGTATTTCTTGTTGTTTAACTGCCATATACCTAATACTTTTACCATCTATCTTTCCTTGTATTTCTTCTGCTTTAAAAAGATGTTCTAACATCCTAGCCGTTTTTTGTTTTGTATATTGTTTGTCAGACCAAGATTTAGTTCTTATTAAATATTTCCAAAAGTCTTTATATTTAAAATAACTCATACCATTTTCAGTATAAGCAAGACCTCTAAATACATCTTTCCATTCTTTGCCTGGTATCTTTAAAGTAAACTCAGTCAATAGTTCTTTTAATTGTACATCAACTTTTGTTGATTCAGGTGCCTCTATTGGTATTGTTCCTTTTAATAATTTATTTATTGCCTTTCTCCATATGTGTTTGCCTATAGGTGGCATTGCTTGTCCTATTTGTTCTAAACATTTTAAAGAAAATTTATCAGGATCATGTAGTTCTGAAGACTCAACTGTTACTTGTTGATCTTCTATGGTTACAAAAAATAAAGGTGGATCAGAATCATATTTTTGTATTTCAATTATTTCAGCTCCTGGCAACTCGTCTCCCCCTACACCAAATTCTTGCAAGACACATTTTTTAGAATTACAAAACGATGCAATAGGTTCATCTTTACATTTATACTGATAATCTTTTTTATCTAGAGAATTTATAATACCGTCTACTTCTGCTGTATCTACAGTTGGTTTACAATATTTATCATTATAAACATGTAACTTACTTTCCCATTGTCTATTGCTAGGAAATCTCTTTTTTAAATAAACGCCAAAGTTATACAATGCATTATTTCTCTGACCTTTAGGTATGCCTTGTTTAGAAATAAACATAAGACAAGGAGGCGCTCCTTTTAACATATCATCCTTTTCTTTTTCTTCTTTGATTTGTAATTTTTCTAACTCTTCTAAAGCAACTTCGTCATAAACTTTAAAAAATTCTTCTAAGGTCATAGCCGAGCCATCTTCTTTAATAGCATATCTCATTGTTGAACTAACATTATGATAAGGTAAATTTAAAAAACTACCTGTACCACCTTTACTCATATCAACTTGATTTTGTTTTGGAAAAATTTCTGCACTAGCGAATCCTAATATGGAAGCCATATCTTTTAACTTTGCTCTAAATAATGCAGCAGGTAAAAATTTTTTTGTAAATAAAAATATATGAGCACCACCTGATTTTGATCTAAATACTATTAATGGAAACTTATGTTTTTTAATTTTGTTAACTATTTCTTTATGATCAAGTCCGCTATAAACATCAACATCAATACAAGCCCACTTACATTTGTTTTCTTCATTGATTGGAATAATACCTAATGCGGGATCAACACCATCTAAATGGTCTTGAAACATCTTTGTACTTGGAATCTTTTTTATTATGAAAGATTTTGTTTTATGTTTACCTCTTTCATCATACTCTTCTGTCTTACGAGTTTGACCGTAAGCACTAAATGATCCACCAAATATATCTATAAATTTATCTATGTTACTCATGTCCACCGTTTGTATGTTTAGGGGCGGGACGAAGCATCTCGGCCGCCCCCGAACTCATTTAAGCTCTGCTAGAAAGACTATTGTAGAACTTCTTTGCTCGTTCATACATTTTAGCGTCTTCCAACATTCCCTTTTTCTCTACATTGTAACCGTACCATTGATTACCTTTACCTGTGTTTAATACACTAGATAATCTGTAGATATGACTAAACGATGGTGGTGTGTAAGGACCATTCTTACCATCTAAACTAATAGACTTCATCATGGAATTCCATTTTCTGCTAATCTTACCTTGAGACGAACTCATAGATATCATCGCAGTTTCGGATCCTTTTTCACCTAAGATAATTACAAAGTGTTGACCAACAGTTAAAATATAATTACCATTTTGTAATCTATCTTTTCCATCAGGTCCCTTTGTAGTTTTCTCTATAATATCAGAAGTATCAGGATAGATCATTTCAGGTCTACCAGAACCTGTTCCATAATCTGCCCACTCTTGATATTCAAGTTTATAATAACAAGGAATAACATTTATTCCTTTATCACCATTGTATAACTGTTTCGTAACAGTATTTAAGAACATTCCAGGTTCTGCACCTTCAACATAATTTTGATTACGTTTCTGTGCTTCTGCTGAACCATTCTGTAATAGTTTTAAGATTGGTGGAGCCATTGATTCTGACTTCACATTCTCAAAACCTAGATGTGCATCTGCTTCAAATAAAGAAGCAGAAGGAAGGTTATCCTTCTTTGTTGCTACTTGTTTCGCTTCACTCATTTCGCGTTTCTCCTTATCTTCTTGTTATTTTAGTTTGGTTACCTGCAAACGGTTTAAATAGGTCAGTAGGAACATCTTGTCCAGATTCAAGACGTTCCCTGACCAGTGCCTTGAGTGTCATTGGATTTACACCAATCTTTTGGACAGGTTCAAATCCTTGACCTCGTGCAAGGACAGCATATTGTGCTGCCTTGTTATCTTCGCCACGACCAAAGGTAACGGTAATGTCATTTTTAATAACATCACCTAGACCGTTGTTACGAAGCCATTCAAAAGCTGCTTCCTGTTGATCTTTTGGAATAGATGCGCCGTAGATTTTTTTGACTTCTACTGACTCGCCATCTTTCAGCTTTAATTTTGTAATTTGCATTTCATCCATCATTGCAGGTATTTCTACTGCAGATAACTGTAATGCTTTTTCTTTTAATTTTTTTATAGATGCTTCAGCATTAGAAATTTCGTCCTCTAAATCTTTTAACTCAATTACTTTATCTGACAATCTTTTAGCGGAATCTATTTGTTCCACAGATTGTATTCTATCATTTTCAAAATCTATTGTCATAACTTTCTATCCTTTCTATATAGTTGTTTATTTTTTTATTGTCAAGTCTTATTGTATAAATCAATTTCGACTGGATAATATCTCCTTTCTTGTTTATCCCATTTTAATAATTTATATTTTCCATTTGTCAAGTCAGAAACTATAGAACAAGCAACACCAATTATGGCAGGATCGCCTGTAAGTAGTAAATAATCTTTTGATTTATAATCTTTTAATTTCTGTTTTAAAGTTGTTATAACATAGGCAGGACTTAAAATAATTTGTGAATTTTCAGGAAGTAAAACTTTTAATTGTCCAAACTGGGTCGCTCCAACTATATTTATTTTAGGTGCACCTATTCTAGTTCCAGGTATATCTTGTATTACATATACTATGGATTGAGAATTTGATTTTAAATTTTTGTAATCTATGCTTTCTTGCATTGACATTTTATACCTTATAATATATACGAATTCAATAGAAAGAATTATTAAATATGAATTATAAATTTAAAAGCAAGCCTTTTGCTCATCAAGCTAAAGCCTTAAATAAATCCTGGGAAAGAGAAGTATTTGCTTATTTTATGGAAATGGGTACGGGTAAATCTAAGGTACTTATTGACAATATTGCTATGCTTTATAACGCTGGCAAGATCAATGGAGCATTAATTATCGCACCTAAAGGTGTGTATAAAAATTGGTTTGACTCTGAAATACCTGCTCATTTACCTGATTACATCCATAAAAAAATAGGTTTGTGGAGAACTGATCCTAATGCTAAAGAACTTAAACCTTTATTTGAAACAGGCGCTGAACTACATATTTTAATTATGAATGTTGAAGCCTTTTCTACTAAGAAAGGTTTATTGTTTGCACAAAAATTTTTATACTGTCACAATAGTTTAGTAGGTGTTGATGAATCAACAACTATAAAAAATCCTAGTGCTAAAAGAACTAAAAATATTTTATCATTAGCGAGATTCTGTAAATACAGAAGAATACTTACAGGTTCTCCTGTAACTAAATCACCTTTAGATTTATATTCGCAGTGTGAATTTTTAGATCCAATCTTATTAGACCATCCATCTTATTATAGTTTTAGAGCAAGATATGCTTTTATGAGATCAATTAATGTAGCAGGTAGACAAGTTAATATTGTAACCGGTTATAGAAATTTGGGAGAACTATCAGAAAAAATTTCTCAATTTTCAGACAGAGTTTTAAAAGATGATTGTTTAGATTTACCACCTAAAACATACACTAAACGTATTATTGAATTAAGTGATGAACAGAAAAAAGTTTATAAAACTATGAAAGAACAAGCCATTGCATTTTTAAATGGTAAGATGGTTACAACAGCAACAGTTATTACTCAATTAATGCGATTACATCAAATTACTTGTGGCCATTTCACTTCTGATGATGGCACAACTCAAGAAATAAAAAACAATCGTTTAAATGAACTGATGGATATATTAGAAGAAGTTGAAGGTAAGGCTGTTATTTGGGCTCATTACAGATATGATATTAAAAAAATTGTTGAGTCTATATCAAAAAAATATGGCGAAAATTCGGTTGTAACTTATTATGGTGATACCTCAACAGATGATAGACAAAAAGCAATTAAAAAAATTCAAGATCCTAATTCTCCTGTTAGATTTATTGTAGGCACACCACAAACAGGTGGTTATGGAATTACTTTAACAGGTGCTAGTACAATGATTTATTATTCTAATGGTTATGATTTGGAAAAACGTCAACAGTCTGAAGCAAGGATTGATCGTATTGGTCAAGAAAAACCTATGACTTATATTGATATCATTGCCGAAGGGACTGTCGATGATAAAATCGTCAAATCCCTTCGTAAGAAAGTAAACATCGCCACAGAAATTATGGGCGAAGAACTTAAAAAATGGATATAATTATTTAATTTCTATATCCAAAGGTTTGATTTCTTCTGGTTCATTAACACCTAACTTCACAGTTAATACACCATCTTCCATCTTAGCATCGTTAACAACTGCTTTATCGTGTAAAGCAAATTGTTTAAAGAATTTTCTAAATGCTAAACCTTTTTCTAGGTATTCTTTTTCTTGATCATTAACTTGACCAGAGATTGTTAATACACCATCTTTGTATTGAACTTTAACATTCTTCTTATTGAAGCCTGCAAGTCCTAACTCGATACCGTATTCACCTTTGCCATACTTCACAACATTGTGAAAAGGGAAAGATTGAGATGCTGAACCCATAGATAAATTACTGAACATGTTATCAAAAACATCTCCAAACAATTTGTCTGAATGATTCCAAACGTCTTTATTGAACTTATTGATTATGTCTAATGCTGTCATATTATTCTCCTTATATTTAAGCAAGTTTAATAGGCCACG